GTTTATTTATGTACTGCCTCTCAACACTAAAACCAACACCTGTACCGCACATAAGAATATAAAGTGTCTCATCAAATGCACGAACATTATCCACAGCAACATAACTACAATTAAAACCTGCAACATTGTCTCGTTCTAAGGCTTTACCTGCTGACATCAATGCTCTCATACTGGGCATCACTTCTAATCTAAGTACGGCTTCTTCTAAACGTGGTCTATCTTTACTGATGTCTGTTTTGTGATTGTCCATTAAATGACTTTGCATAAAGTCAAAGTATCTTGCGACTGTCTCTTGCCAGTTCTCTCTTCTTCCTAAGTCTTCATTCCATCTTGCGTATCTACTAAGATGTATGAACTCTTGGTATGTTGTTGGTAATTTAATCTGTTTCATGTTGCTCCTTTGTTAATATCTCTTTTAGTTTATTCTCGTACCAATCTGCTTTATCTAAATCTTGTACTCCATTCTTGTATCTAAATCTCCATCGATACTTGAGTGAGTTGCCTCTTAGATAACCAATAAATTCTTCGTGTGTTAGCATTGCTTCGATGGCTTCAATGCATTCTATGTTACCGTTGTTGTAATGTGGTGGATGATTGACTACATCTTCATCTATTTCTTTATGTGCATATTTCATTAACTCATCTAATGGTATGCCATTTAATTTTATATCTACTTCTGACATGATTACTTATCCTCCTTCCAACTATCAGGTAAACTTTCTCTGCTGAACCATCTAAATCCATTCTTCTCTGCCCACTCAGCATGACTTCTTTTTGTTCCGTCAGTTCTCATCTTTGCATTAGGCATAGGTGCTGATGGATTAGAAAATAGAAATACTAATTCACATTCTTCAGGTAATACTTCTTTGATCCATTTGTATTTATTATATTCAGCATAATCCCAAAACCTACCTTTTGCTTCTAAGTATATAACTTTGTTTTCTAAGATGCGAATAAAATCAGGATGATATTTATGTGGGATTGAATACTCAATGATACCATTGTGATGTTCCCAATGTTGTAGTTCTTCTTGGTGTAAGTCATACTCCCATTTAGAATCATAACCTTTGGGTAATCCTTTTTCAATTGGTCTTTTCTTTCTTGGCTTTCTTTTTGGCATCAGTGTACTGTCTCATCTGTTGGCATATCCATACCAAGTTCTCTTAAGTTTATTTCGTTCTCTAATAAATCAATTAACTTTGTTAGTAATACTGTATCTATTTCTTGAAGTTCTGCTCCTGAAAAAAGAACACCTCCAATTGCGATAATCAATTCATCTAAAGGAATATCATTGACATCTATTTCTAAAGTGTCTTTTGTTTTGTCATTTGTCATATTCATAAGTCGTATATATTATTTTGTATTGTATCGAATGCTCTTTGTTCTCTGTCTAAATCTTTTTGTAGTTGCTCAAAGGTTAGATCAGGGTTTCGCTTAACTCTTTTATAAATCCATTTAAGAGAATAAGCACTGAGTAAAAACTTTCTGTTTGCGTATATATGGGTCTGGTCAGAAAGATACGACTCAATGTTATCAATGTTAATTTCTTTTCCGTCTTCTTCATTTGGAAGTATGTTGCGCAACCAATCAACTAATATCTGTTTACCTTTTAGTCTTAGTCTCTTAGCCTTTTTGCCATTCATCTGTTATCTCTTGTACTCTTGGTTGCTTTACTACTGTCGTAAAAAACTCTAGGTTTTTCGCATACTTAAATACTCTCAAACCTTTTCCGTTGTTTGAATCTTTATGACAGGTGAATTTATGACGGCAGTAGATGCACTGTTTAGGAAGCTTCATGTTCCCTGATTTACCGTCAGGTATAGGATTATAGCACATACTAGGCGGATTGTCAAGCTTTAATTGCTTTTTAAGTTTAGATATTCTATATTTAATATTAGGTTTGTCAATCTCTTCAGGTATAAGGAGAGCAAGTTCACCATTCTCTTTGTTAATTGCTAAGAATCCTCCACCTTTTGTTCCTTCGCTTTCTTCATATCCTGCAAGCTGTGCCATATAACCAAACGGATCATCTTCAGGTAGTGTTCCGTTCTTAAACTTCTTGAATGCATAACCTGAAGTAGACTTCACATCTATTACTTGTCCGTCAATAATACAATCCATATGTCCAAGCACACCTGATACCTTAACTTCTTTTTGTTCTCCTGTTACATCGTGTCCTGCTAGACGTACCAACATGAGTACAACTTCTTCTAAGATATGTCCGTAAAGAAACTTAATCATGGTTGGCGCACTAACAGGTAGTGGTTCTTCTTCTGATTTAAGATCAAACCATAACTGTCTGTCAGGTTTACCTACGTTTGACATTCTTAAAGTAGGCTTATCTCTTTCATATGGTTTAGCCCAATCAAGTAGAATTTTTTTCATTGCATTACCAAATGCTTCAGCATCTTCCTCTGATATATCAAGTGGTGTTCCGTTTACTAGACCATCTAACTTTTCGTAGATGTCAGGTACAAGTGTGTTTAGTTTTTTCATATTGTTACTGGTAGTCCTTCTATAATTTGTTGAGCAGTTTCTCTATCAGTCTTAAACCATTCTCCGTTATGTTCTTTAACAATCTTTTTAAGTTCTCTCATAACTTTTGTTTCTGCTTTTCTTCTATCGTCAAATCTTCTTGAGTATAGTAAACGATAGTCTCTATGTGGACTGCTTGTTTGATAACCATTACATCTATCTTCTGCATCAACAGCCATTCCAATCTTGAGCCATCCATCAAAAGAAGGATTAGCTATTATATATACATAACCTTCTGTGCTTGTTTCGTACCCTTTCAAAGATGAAAAAGCTGCGCCTTCAAATGTTTTATATCTTCCTGCCTTGTATAAAGGATGAGACTTTGGTACATATTTTCCATTAACAAACATTCGTGTATTGTTTTTCTTTTCGTGAGAAGCTACTCTTCTTCTTCCGTCTGCTTGTCCAACGTACCACCATTCACCATCTTCAAATCTTATGTTTTTTGTTTTAGTGTGTTTCACTCCAATTATCTCCTATTTTATATTCGGCATCTAAAGGACACCTCATGTTATAATAATCTCCTGCGTCTTCAATTGCTTTGACTGCAAGAGTACCAAAAGTTTCTGCATGTTCGTTACTTACTTCTACTTGCCACTCGTCATGTATGTTAGCAACAAACTGATAATCTAAATTATTCTTGGTTGCTTCTTTGTCTAGCATAATCAATGCTCTCTTCATTACGATAGCACCACCACCTTGTAGTAAACTATTTAAAGAAGCATGTGTATTTCTAATAAATATTCTTCTACCATCTAGTCCTTTGAGATAACCTTTCGTTGATGCTTTTGTAACTCTCTCTCTAAGTCTCCTAAATGAAGGTTGATTAGCAAAGAAACGTTCCTTAAGTCTAGCTCCATCTTCTTTGCTTCCTCCAACCACTTGTCCAATCTTTGCATCTCCTGCTCCGTACAAGAGTGCATAGATGAATGTCTTTGCCTGATCTCTTGATTGAAGTCCTGCAGTTCTTTGATTCCTCGTGTGGATATCTCCGTTAATAATTTCATTTGTAAACTCCTTGTCTTTCATATAATGTGCAAGCATCCTCAACTCTAATCCAGAAGCATCGATGCCTACTAACTTGTTTCCTTTTTTAACTGTCCAACATTCTCTACACTCTTTCCCGTAAGGGCTTTTGATTGATGGTACTTGAGCCATGTTAGGCTTTCTATGTGTCATTCTTCCAGTGATCGTACCATTAGGTATAACGAAACCATGTACTCTTCCGTCATCTTCTAAAGCGTTGATCCAAGATTCAATCTGAGCAATGCGTTTCTGTAGAAGTAAATACTCTGCTATGAGTATTGCTTCAGGTATGTTAGTGATCTTTGATAATGTTCTTTCGTCTACGACAGGATGACCAGTCGGTGTAAGCTTCTTAGGTTTCCATCCAAAGTCTTGAAGGTAAGCACCTATCTGTTGTCTTGATCCTAAGTTAAAAGGTATCTCGTATGTACGAATAACGAAAGGCTCTCCGTCTACTAACTGTTGTAGCTCATCGTCAAGAAGTTTTGTTTTCTTCTTTGTTGTTTCGTTCTGTGCCATACGACCTAACTTACCACTCTTTAAAATAATAGGTGTCAGTTTTTCTTTCATCACTTTAGGCTTGAATGTTTCGTGTACTTCTTCTTCTACATCATTCATTCTTTTGTAAAGACTAGCTAAAAGATTCTCTGCTCTTGGTTGATCAAACTCGAAACCACTATGCTCTTGATCTTTTAATATTAAACTCACTCCTTGTTCTAACTTCACGCTTTCTTTTGAGAAACCTTTTGACTCTTCTACCAACCTATGATAGACCTGAGTATTTAATATAACATCTTGAACACAGTAGTCCATCATCTCTTTAGAATATTCTGAGTAGTCATCGAACTCAATCTTCTTACAGTTCAATCTATATCCCCACATCTCAAGGCTATGTCCTCCTTCTCGTACTGGATTAAATAAACGAGACAGAACCAAAGTATCTACAAGTTTCTTTTTACTTAGGTCAACACCTGTAAGTTTTTTAATCACAGGAATATCAAACCCTATGATGTTATGTCCTACAAGTCTATCTGCTGACTGAAGAAACTCAAGACCTGACTCTAACTGGTGAGGAGCAAACCGATATAGTTTGTTAGAATCAAGATCTTGAGCCACGATGCACCACAATTTTGTGGCTTTCAAGTCGTCTGTTTCTATGTCAAATACTAAACTAAGCATAGTCATCAAACTCTATGTCATTACCATCGTCTTCATAATCTTCCATTGGGATCTCGTTTAAACGACCTGTATCTCTGTCGTATAAAAGTTTACAAGCAAGTCCTACGTCACCTGTGTACCTAGACTTCAAGACTCTTAACTGTGTAGTATTAGACTCTTGTTCGTCTTCTGCTTGTTGGTTTCGTTCTAGTGCAATCACACAATCACTTAACTGTGCAATAGATTGACTGCCTCTTAAATGACTGAGACTTACTTGCACTCCGTTCTCGTGTCCTTTGTTACCATCGACTCTTCTCAAGTGAGAGACAAGCAACATACCTGCACCTGTCTCTTCACAGATTGATCTAAGCTTAGTCATTATCGCATCGATCGCTCTACGTTCATCTCCTTCGTACATAGCACTAACCAGCATGTGAAGATGATCAACAACAATCCACTTACAACCACAGCCTACGATCATGTATCTAATCTTAGAGAATATATCTTCGATAGAGTTCGTACCGAAGTGCGCATGAATCCATACACGATTCTCATTATTACCGTTGTATAGTATATCAAAGTAATTATCTATTTCTTCTTTAGATAACTGATCTAGTTCTTGGTCAATGTATAATCTTTTGTTTGCTTCGATAGATAAGATACCACTGATTGTCCTGTTAGGATCTTCCTCTAATGCAATGATACCTACATTATCTTCTGTGTTTTTAATGAGCCAGTGTTCTAGTTCTCTTGTGACACTAGATTTACCCAAGCCTGTACCGCCTGTAAAGGTGACAAGTTCTCCTTGTCTCAAACCATACAGTTTTCTATTCAATCCTTCATAAGGATAAGGAACACTCTTCTTCTTTTCTCTTGTCAAGAACTTCTCTTTGTATTCAGAAACATTGATGACTCCTGCTGGAGTATATGTCTTAGCTGACCACCATGCTTGGCTGAATGCGTTTGCTTTGTTTGCGACAAGCATATCATTCGGATCATTAAACTGATCAGGCATTTTCATTATCTTAGCTTTGCTTGGAGTAAATAGTCTAGCAACTTTCTTTGATGCTTCTCTTCCTGCCTTGTCATTATCAAAACAAATGACAATGTTATCAAAGGATTCTAAAAACTCTAAGCTTTCTTTGACATCTTTGACTGCGCCTGAAGCACCTCGTTTGATAGATACGACTGCCCATTTTGATCCAAGCATTTCGTAACTTGCCATTGCATCACACTCACCTTCAACAAGAGTGACGTACTTGCCTCCACCACTGAAGAGTTGCTCTCCGAACAAACCTGTCTCAGATGTAGAACCTGTCCAGTTAAAGTTCTTTGATACTCCATCTCTGCTTTTGTATCTGACTTTGGTAGCAACCATCTGATTGCCTGCATAATAAGGATAGATGTGATCACCAGTTGCTTCAACAACCTTGACTCCGTACTTCATGGCTGTTGCTTTAGATATGTTTCGGTCTTGTAAGTCTGTGAATATTCCGTTGGAAGGAACACTTAGTTTGTTTCTGTGATCTTCTATCTTAGATACAGTTGGAGATACTTCTACTCCGTTTGATTCGCAAGCCTTGTCATAGTCAGGAAAGAAAGTTCCGCAACTAAAACACTTTGCTGATCCATCTTTGTTGCTTGCTACTGGATCAGATCCGCCACACTCAGGACAAGGTAGTTTGTATTTATCCCAGTTTGATTCGTTGTGATCTGTCATCATTTGTTTTGCTCCTTCTCGTTATTAAAATCTGTGGTAGTTTTGTTATGCAGATCTACCAACTGCTAGATATATTGTAAGGTGTTGTATATGGATTGTTCCTTTAAACCCCATCCCTATTACTAGAGTGCCTTACTATATTTATCAGTCCTCTTCAGGAGGAAAAGCATCTGTCTCTTCGATATCAACTTCAGGTAGTGCTACTTCACCAGAAGGTACTTCAACACTTTCACCATCACTATTGACTATATCTACGATTCGACTAGAGAAGAAATTGATACCTGCTTGTATTTCTTCTAAGTCAAGAGTCAAGTTTGCTTTCTTCTGATTGAGTCTTTGAAGTCTACCAAAGATAGCTTGACCCTCTTCAGGCAATTCATCTACAGATATTTGTACTCCATCGATCTCGATATAAGGTACATTCTGATTTACTTCTTCGTTCATTTTAATATTACCTCTCTTAATTTAAAATTCGTCATCGTCAAAGTCGTTCTCACCACCACCTGTATATTCAACAAGGTCAATGATCTTTACCTTTACTAAGTCAAGTCCTTTAAACTGACCATAGGTATTGTCGACTTCCCATTCTCTGTACTTAACTAACACTCTCGAACCATTGCCTACAGTCAGGTCAACTTGTTCTCCGTTAGCATCGTATAGTTTAGGTTTAACATTAGGTGTTCCGTCTTTACGACTCACCTTTCTTTTAATAGATACTGCTCTGCCTTCATAGGCTGTAGAAGTCTTTGTACTTCCATCTCTTTTTTTGGCAGTTCCATTAATGGTAGGGAATCCTTTTTGCTCAAAGGCATCTGCTATCTCGTCATCAACCACCAACTCTAATTGATAGACTGGCTCAAAGGTTGTACTCGGAACAGTGATGTTAGCCCAGTAAGCAATTCCCTCAACTGTTTGTATTGTGTTGTTCATAATATATTGTTTTACCTCATTGTTGTTAGATTAAACTTGACAGGCATTATACCACATCTTGTCGTAGATGTCAAGTCTTTTTTTTCGTTCTGGATAATAGGGAGTAAAGAAAAGTGCGCTGGTTTTTTTCGATCCATTAGAAAAACCAACTAGAAAAACTAATCTGTTCTGGACAGAACGGAACTCACCTCGTAGTTGTTGAATCAAACCACAAAAAGAAAAAGTGTGGGCAAGATTCCGTTGGGTCTTATTGTTTTTTACTTTTATATTATCCATCTGTTAGTATAAGTCTTTATTAAGTTCTTGTCAAGTATTATTTTTTAGTAGTCCACCACGCAGGTTTATCTCTACCTCGTTCCCATTTAGCATAGTGTTTCTCGTTGATACAGTAGTTTCGATAGGCTTTGATAGGATCATCGTCTTTGTATTGATCAGGCATGGCTTGCGCAACGGGTGTCATTTCTGGATTAGGATCTATATTGTCAGGGTGTGGCTCTAAAGCATCTTTTAATTTAGTAATGCTACCATGCTCTCTACCATACCTATACTTATATTCTTTTCCTAATGCAATGAAGTGTTTATACAACCATGCATAATTGATAACACCTGCTCTTGCCCAGATAGTACAAGGATGATTCCAGTAAGCTCTTTTGTATAGACCTACCTCATCTGCATACTCATCACCATCTAACTCTCGGTGTGCTGTAGATAGCATTTGCGCAGTTTCAAGTGGCATCTTGACTAACATTTTGTCAGGCTGTGCTTTAGCTGAAGCTATAGGACAGTCATAAAAATAAAATATGTTCATCTTAATATCTCTCTACTTCAACAACTTCGGAGTCGTTTAAACAGTGTTCGTATCTTTGAACCTGATCACCATCAATCCAACGATCTCTTGCATCTTCTTCTGACTCTGCTTCGACTTGATATTCTTCGTACCAATGTCCAATTACTTTAACGTGTACGCTGTAAGTTTCCATTTGTTTACTCCTTCTTTATTTATTTATTTCTTTTAGTATAATCATAGTGATAGGCTTTGGGATTATCTAAACCATTAACAATCTTTATTCTACCTAATCCATGCATCTTAAACTTAGCCTTATTAAGTAATTCATAATCATTATTATTATTTAATCTAATCACTATGGACATATCTTTAAACTGTCTTAGATAATCTCTAGCTGTTTCTATATCTTTTAAGTTTAGGTTTAGTCCAGTCCAATTATAATTATCATTCATTTGTTTTACTCCTTTGTGAAGTTAGAGGGTATCATAGTTTAGATCAAAAGTCAAGCATTATTTTTTTATCGTTTTTCTTTTAAAACATAATCAACAACATCCACAACCACTTTAGAAGTTCTGAGCATTGGAAATCCAATTTCAAAACCAATTTTTTCTCCAGCATCTTCTCTTTCCTTGATCAGTTTTAAATGCATTTTCTTATGCTTAATTAATTTTGATACTTGCCATTTAGAAAAAGTTTTATAATAAAACTCAAATTCACTATCCATAATTTTCCTCACATTATTATTAATTAAATTTAAAATCCTAATCTAACATACTTTTTTATAAAAGTCAACATAAATATTTATTTAGTTGTTGTTATTAAGCAACTTTCCAAGGATATTTATTTGGAAGTTGATCAAGATGTAGGTCTTGTATCTTATCATATAATGAGCTACAATTTTTAAATTCATCTAAATAAAATTCAGATAAATCTGACCAGTATTTTTCATCAATCTTATTTAGTTCTCGTCTAACTATTTTTTCAAGTATAATTAGTTCTTCATTGTTTAGTTTCATATCGGTTCACCTTTTGTTTATTATTATTAATTAAATTTAAAATCCTAATCTAACATACTTTTTTCTAAAAGTCAAGAGATTTTTAAAATTGTTTGTTGTTTATTTGCAACAACTCTACTTAATTGTTGTATTTTTCCAACACTTCTTTTAATTTAAAGACTCTGAATGTTTCTCTTTCTAAGTTTTCTTCTTTGTAAACTCCTAAATAATAATCTCCAGTCATACCATCTCTGAATACTTTTAGGTCGTAATCCTCAAAGACTTCTATGAAGCTGTTGAATGTTTCTTGATTCATTTGTTCTGCTCTCCTGTCCTATTGCGGACTGTTATTCATTATCTGTTCTATCTTGAGATCAATCGCTATGTCCATGATCTGTTCACATAAACTATCGGTATGTTTTTGATCTGGATAGTTGCCTTCTTTATATATAAAGTTTAAGACTTCATCCATTTCCATATCTATTATCTCATCGGTTGCTCTGTCAATAATAAGGTCTTTACTCCAGTGGCTCATAGTTCTTCTCCATTATAAAATTCATCTACATAATCTGCAATGCTGTCAGTAGAAAATCCTTTAGAAATCAATAAGTTATGTTGTCTTTCTAATTCATCTTCTAGGTCGTAGCTCATGCCATTCAGATAATATAAATCGTCTTCGTCATTGTAATCGTTGTCGTTAAATTCGTATGTCATTATCGTGATCCTCCACTATGTTTCCATTGATTAAAAAATGTTTCTCTTACCCAGTCAATAACCTTTTCTTTATCTTCTTCTGATTTAAATTCAGCTTGAACAAGTAAAGGCTCCATTTCATTTGCGTATTCGTTTAGTTTTTTAAAGTCTTTTCTTATATCTAAGTATCTATTATAACTCATTGTCATAGTCCTCCTCTGTTTCTCTTTCCATCTCATCTAATCGATAAGACATTAGTTCTTTTAACATTTCATCTTGGTTGAGCCTGTTATGGATCTCATCCTCAATAAACTTTTGTTGCTCTGCCTTTGTCCATGTTAAGCCCAGTCCAAGCATTGTCTCCAGCATCTTCTCAGACTTTTGACGTGCTTGTAGCTTGATCAAAGCCGTGTTTATTTTTTTATCTATTGGTTCGTTCATCGTCAGACACCTCCTTTTTATTAACGTTAATTATTTTTATTTTATGTATAGACATTTTTCGCTTCTCCATCCTCCATATTTAGCATCCAATAATTTATCGAATACTGTATTGACAGGCTTATTTCCTTTTCTTAAAAAATCTAAAGGCTTTATTTTTTTACCTGTTATTATATCATTTGAAGCATACGCATCATTTAATGTTTCTGAATCATATAATGCCCATAATAATTCTTGTGCTTCATCTTTTGTAAGTTCCATTTTTATTTTCATTTATAATCTCCTAATAGTTCATCGGTTCGTTGTTGTATGAATTGCCAGCGTTCAACTTGGTTGTCATGTTTAAATTTTGTTGAGTCCATCACAGCCTGTTTAAACGCTCTCAATCTTTTCTTACTGTTTTTAGTTTTTAGTTTTTTCATTTTACACTCTCCCAAACATTATAAAAATTGAGAATCATATCTGAGTAATCACCGTCTGCAGTTTCAATGTCTCCCATTAGTTTACACACTCTGTAAAGTTCTTTTTTAAGTGCTTCCGCAAACAAACTTTTTTCTCGATCAGTCATGCTGTCAATCTCACCATTATAATTATTTACTGCTGAGTGATATGTTTTTTCAAGTGAATTAATAACAGTTTCTTTTGCTAGACGTTTTGCGGTAGTCTTTTCACCTTGCATATTTTTTATCATGTTGTGTGCCTTTTATTTTTAGTTTTAGTTTGTGTTCCACGTGGAACATTATTTATACTTTCATACTTCATACGAAAAGTCAAGCATTATTTTTATTTGATTGTTGTTTATTTACAACACCTTGTTGTTTATTTACAACACCTTGTTGTTTTTTATTTTGCATTTTTTAAAATCTTATAATCTTTTTTTGTTGCTTTACCATCTAATAAATTATTCAATGCTGTCAATTGAGCCAATGAAAGTTTATTTACTTTTTTTGTGTTTACTGTTTTTTTAAAATCTATATTCATTTTGTTTGCTTCCTTTGGTTTGTTCATGCTATCTATCCTTTCATAGTTTCAATCACTAGTCAATAGTTAAATCGTAAGTCATTGATTTATAAAGATATTTATTTTACTGTACTTGTCATAATCATATATAACTTGCGCATTCTATCGTTATAACTTTTGGTTATATCTTAATAGATAAAGAGATGACTTAGCTGTATTCTATCAATTAGTTTTTCTACTTGCTTTAGTTCTAAATGCTCATCAATTATATCAAGTGCTTCTTCACCTTTTGCTGATTCTATGGTTGTCATTAAATTCATTCTTAAATCCAATAAAGCCTGTTCTACTTGCTCTATCTCATCACGATTCAATGTGATTGTGTAAGTTTCCTCAAGAATATTTTTCTTATTTACCTTTACATTTATTTTTATTTCGTTTTTCATTTTTATATTACTCCTCTTTTTGTTTTTAGTCGATTGATGATAGTAGTATTCTTAAAATAATAATTATTACTGCCATAGCCCCTGTTGTTGTACCTATTACTATAAATGCTTCATTCATTTTTATCTGCTCCTTCTATATTGTTTAGTTTCTTTTATTCTCATGTAATTCTTTTGTGGGTTGTTGGTGTAGTTTCTTCGTGGTCTTTCTTGTATCGATCTGAAGCCACTTGACTGATTACCATATCCCAACATGATTAATATTTCTTTTTCTATCGGTGTCATTTTTATATTACTCCTTTTTTATTTTTGGGGAGTGCGTTTAAACACTCCCATTTCATTTCTTTTTCTATCGGTGTCATTTATAAAAGATACCGAAATGATTTACCTTTTCCAATAGTTTGTTAAATGTTTCGCTGTCTACTCTGATAGAATGATCCCTGTTAATCCAGTTAAGATGCTTTCCTGTCGTATTACCCCAGTAATTCTCCATGATCACAAGCCCTGTATTTCTACTTCTGAAGGCTACTAATGTATCATAACTAAAATAATAGTCATTATTATAGTTATCTGTGAAGCCTTGAGTATGTCCGCTATAGTTTCGGCTTGAGTATTTGCCGTAGTTCCATTTTTTAACGATTTTATTTTTGATTTCTTTCATTTTTATTTACTCCTATTTTTTTTTATTTTTAATATGTATCAGTTAACATTATTCTAGTGTTGCTTTCATAGAAATTATGATTCCAATCATCTATCTTAATATTATGAAGAATAACTTTATAGTCTGGATTCATTTCTAATAATTCAGCTATTTTATAATTTATTTCTTCTATTA